GGCACGTATGGTACACACTCATCAATTTCAGGAAGTGTAAATATGCCATCTAACAGCGTTTCTTTTAGCTCAAGCACATCTACTGATAATATTAATTTTAAGTTAGAGAAAAACGAATATACAGGGGATAGTGCGTTTACAGGTACGTTGTTCCAAAACTACCACACCAATTATATCACAAATGTATTCAACACAAAAAACCGACTTACAAAAGTAAAGGCATATTTACCCCTTAAAATACTTTTGAATTTTACACTTGCTGATAGATTTGACATCAATGGCAAAAGGTATAAGATAAATAGTATAGATACAAACTTAGCAACAGGAGAATCCAACATAGAACTATTAAATGAGTTATGATTGAAATAATATTAGAAGCATTAAAACTAACAGAACATAATTCTGAAAATATACAAATTGCTAAAGGTAAATATGAACTACCAAGAACAGTGAAAGAAGCATATAAGAAATTTAAAAGAGAATTCAAATGGCAAAAATAGTAACAGTAGAAATAGAAGCAAAAACAGGTAAAGCCATAGATAAAATAGATGATCTTGAACAAGGTATAAAAGGTCTCAATGAAGAATTGGCTGATACTGGTAAAGGCTTGGAAGGTGTAGACGATGGTGCTAAAACAGCTAGTAAAGGAATTAAAGGTGTTGGGGTTGCTTTAAAAGCAGCAGGCGTTGGATTAGTTATAGCTGCGTTAGCAAAACTTAAAGAAATATTTGAGCAAAACCAATCTGTTGCTGATACATTTGCTACAGCATTTGAAACTGTATCTTTAATATTTAATGACTTTGTTAATTTTGTTATTAATAATAGCGGTGTTGTAGTTGATTTTTTTACATCTATATTTCAAGATCCATTAGGTTCTATTGAAAAACTAGGTGACTTAATTAAAAATAATATCATAGAAAGATTTAACTCTTTGTTAGATACTTTAGGACTTGCAGGAAAAGCGGTCTTACAATTTTTTGATGGAGATTTTTCAGGTGCAGCAGAAACAGCTAAAGAAGCAGGTAAAGAATTTGTAGATGTTCTTACAGGCGTAGATGGTACAATTGACAAGGTTGGCGAAGGTATAAATAAAGCAGCAGAGGCTACAAAAGATTATGTTACTCAAACGATAACAGCAGCAGCAACCAATGTTCAATTAAGTAAGTCAGCAGAAATTGCAAGAGTAAAACAGCAAGGACTTATTGAAACTTATGATAGACAAGCAGAAAAGCTTAGACAAATAAGAGACGATGATACTAAAAGCATAGAAGAAAGAATAAAAGCTAATGACGAATTAGGTGCAGTATTAGACGAACAAACTCAAGCGATGCTTGATCAGGTAGATATACAAATTGCAGCTGCGCAAGCTCAGTACGATAAAAACCAAAGTCAAGAAAACTATATTGCTTTATTAGAAGCACAGCAAGAAAAAGAAGCTGTATTAGCACAGATAGAAGGTTTTAGATCAGAGCAAATTTCAAATAGAATTGCTTTAGAAAAAGAACAAAAAGATTTAGAAGACGAAACTGAAGAAGAAAGAATAGAAAAAGAAGAAGAAAGACTACAGAAAGAAGCTGAAATAGAACAGCAAAGAATAAATAATAAAGCTGCAGCAGCAGATGCTATTGCAGGTATATTAGGATCAGAAACAGCAGCAGGTAAAGCAGCGTTGGTAGCTAAACAATTAATAGCTGGACAAGAAATGATTCAAAATGCTAAAACAGCTTTACAAAAAATTGCGGTAGATACTGCAGGAGCTGGTGCATCAACAGCAACTGGATTCGCTCAAACATTAAAAGCTGGTTTTCCACAAAACGTTCCTTTATTAATTGCATACGCAGCACAAGCTGTAGGCATTGGAGCAAGTATAAAACAAGCGGTAAGTAAAGCTAAAAGCGGTCTTGGTCCTGAAGCCGGTGGTGTTAATATTCCAAGTATAAGTACACCATCTGCACCTGCGGTAGCTGCACCACAAGCACCAGCATTTAATATAGTAGGAGCAAGTGAAACAAATCAATTAGCAGAAGCAATTGGAGGACAGCAACAACAACCAGTAAAAGCATTTGTAGTATCAAACGATATCAGTACAGCTCAAGAGTTAGACCGTAATATTGTACAAGGTGCATCAATTGGATAACAAATTAAATAAACTATTATTATATTAATATGGACATCGTAGAGCTTTTTATAGACGACGAGAATGAATATTCAGGTATTGACGCAATATCAGTCGTAGAAAATCCAGCAATAGAAGAAGACTTTGTTGCTTTAAAAAATCAAGAATTTAAGTTAGCAGAAGTGGATGCTGAAAAGCGTATACTAATGGGACCGGCATTAATTCCTAATAAACCTATTTACAGAAAAAACGAAGACAAAGAATACTATATATATTTTTCTAAGAATACTGTAAAGAAAGCTAGTGAATTATTCTTAATGCGTGGCAAGCAAAATAATTCTACATTTGAACATCAGACTCCATTACAAGGAATGAGTGTCGTAGAGTCTTGGTTAGTAGAGGATGATAAACAAGATAAGTCACGTAAATACGGACTAGACGTTCCAGTTGGAACTTGGATGGTGTCTATGAAAGTAAACAACGAAGAAGTTTGGCAAGAAGTAAAAGCTGGTAAGATCAAAGGATTTTCAATCGAAGGTTATTTTGCAGATAAAATAGAACGTCCGCAAGATAAATCAATAAAAGACGAACTTGCTGAGATAGAAAACGAAGAAGCAGAATACTTACTTGCAACTATTAAAGGTATTATTAAAAAAGATAAACGTTATAAGAGTGGCCAGACGATGGAATTAGAGTCTTATAGTGATTACCCATCTGGTGTAAAAAACAACGCAAAGAGAGGCCTTGAATTAAATGAGAAGGCCAATAATAAATGTGCTACACAAGTAGGTAAAGTAAGAGCACAACAATTAGCACAAGGAAAAGCTATAAGTGTACAAACAATAAAACGTATGCATAGTTACTTGTCAAGAGCAGAAACATATTATGACGAAGGTGATACTAAAGCATGCGGTACTATAAGCTACTTACTTTGGGGTGGTAAAGCTGGTAAACGTTGGTCTGAAAGTAAACTAAAAGAACTTGGTGTAATTGATCTTAAAGAACCTTGCTATGAGGGATATGAGATGATTGGTTTTAAAATTAAAAACGGACGTAAAGTACCTAACTGCGTACCTATAGACTAATGGCGAAAAAGATTATAAATAGTTACAAGCCAGAAAGTAGATCTAAACGACCTGGTGTACATAGCAAGAATGCTAGTAAAGGACAAAATGGATATAAACAAAAATATAGAGGACAAGGAAGATGAGAAAAATGTACGATAGATTTAAAAGATTTTATTCAAGTCCTAAAACAAATAAACGAGCTTGTCTATGTAAAAACAATACTTACTCACGTAAATGCTGTGATGGTAGTGTTCAAGCTCAAGGTATAGGCAAAATATAACAAATAAAAATTAAATTATTATATTATTATGGAACCACAGGTAAAAAAGATATTTAGTAAACTACCAAAGACTGAATTAGCTACAGAAAAAGTAGATTTAAGTATAGTAAGTGAATTAAACAAATCTATTAAAACTTCTATAACGGTAGTTAAAAATACAAACAAAATTACCGATGCTGCTAAAAGAAATCAAAAAGCCTTAAAAGAAGCGGAAGATGTAGTATCTGATAAATCTGGTATTAGAAAATTTATAAAAGAGGATATTGTTAGAAGTATAAAGTACCGACGTGGTGTACAAGATGATATATCAAGGGGAATACAAAAAGTAGAACAAGCGGCTAAAGAGCTAGGTGCTAATCCAAGTGATATTTTTGAAAACTATAAAATAGCTTTAGCTTCTATAAAAACGTTGGATAGAGATATAGATGAATTAAATAAAGCACTTAAATTAGTAAGATAAATAATGAAAGCGAACGATATGTTAAACCAAGTAAAAGAGCTTCTAGGAATGGAAGCCGAAGCTGAAAATGTTGAGCTTGCTCAAATGAAGCTTGAAAATGGAACAGTTTTGGAAGCAGAGTCTTTTGAAGCTGGAGGAGAAGTATTTATCGTAACAGAAGACGAAAAGGTCGCTGTACCAGTTGGTGAATACGAACTCGAAGATGGTAAAGTTTTAGTAGTAACTGAAGAAGGCGTAATTGCTGAGATCAAAGAAGGTGGAGCTGAAGAAGAAGAAGCTGCCGAAGAAGAAGTAGAAGCAGAAGAAGAAGAAAAAGTTGAAGCTGAATATGCTACTAAAGAAGAACTAGCTGAGATTAAATCAATGGTCGAGGAGATTAAAGCTATGATCACAAAAGAAGAAATGAATGCTGATGAACTTGGTAACGTTGTTACTGAAGAACTTGCAGCACAAGAAAAAACTGAGTTATCTGAAGAGCCGGTACAAAAAGTATCACATTCTCCAGAGGCTTCAGTTGAAAAGAAGATGAATTTGTTCTCACAAAAAAGAGCATTTTCAACGATTGATAGAGTATTTAATAATTTAAACAAATAAAAATGAGTAACCACAATGTAAATTTGACTGGCTCAGTTGCCAGTATCACTTCGACTTATGCTGGTGAGTTTGCAGGGAAATATATCTCTGCTGCTTTACTAAGCGGTAAGACATTGGCTGAAGGTGCTATCACTGTAAAGCCTAATGTTAAATTTAAAGAAGTAGTAAAAAAGGTTGCATCTACCAATATCATTGCGGATGGTACTTGCGACTTTACTGAAACTTCTAATGCGCTAACACTTACTGAAAGAGTTCTACAACCAGAAGAATTTCAAGTAAACTTAGAGCTTTGTAAGAAAGACTTCCGTAGCGATTGGGAAGCTGTTCAGATGGGGTATTCTTCATTTGATAATCTTCCCCCTTCTTTCTCTGACTTTTTGCTAGGTCATGTTGCGGCTAAAGTAGCTGAAAAAACTGAGCAAAACATTTGGGGTGGAGTTAATGCCACTGCTGGAGAATTTGACGGATTCACTGTTCTTATGGCTGCTGATGGAGACGTTGTAGACGCTGCTAATGATTCTGAAACTTCTTATACATCTTCAAATATCGTAAGTTTGCTTGGAAATGTTGTTGATGGAGTTCCTTCTGCTGTCTATGGAAAAGAAGATCTTACACTTTACGTACCTACTGTAGCCCTTCAGGCTTATGTACGTGCACTTGGTGGATTTGCTTCTGGTGGACAAGGCGCTGCTGGTACTGACGATAAAGGTCAACAATGGTACAATATGGGTAATGCACTTTCTTTTGAAGGTATTAAAATCCAACATGCACCTGGAATGCCTGCTAACCACATCGTAGCTGGTGAAGCTTCTAACCTTTACTTCGGTACCGGTTTATTGGCTGACCACAATGAGGTTAAAGTTATTGACATGGCTGATCTTGATGGATCGCAAAATGTTCGTGTAGTAATGCGATTTACTTCTGGTGTCCAGTATGGTATCGGTAGTGATTTAGTACTACAAACTTTAGCATAATAATAACTAACATAAAGGGGTAGGTTAGGTAATATCCTGCCT